CAGAAACCCCGAAACTTGCGCCAGAACTGAGGGTTGAGTTCTCCCAATTCTTTTTTTGCTAAGGCTACGTCATTAGGCTTGGGAAGGAATGGGTAGCGAAGTCCCTTGCCTTCCTCAAAAGCTTTTTGGTTTGGATTGTCTTTTTCGGAGTCAAAGCGGATGCATATACCCTCAATACCAGCCACCCGTATTTTCCAATTAGGAGTATCTTCATCCACGCTCATCCACCCCTTGATGGGTTCGCAAAACTTTCCATGGGGGTCGAATATGGATGCGGGGTTGCCCGCTCCGACAACATAAAGTTCTTGGGCTCCCTTAAATCCCCAAATAGCCTCGTTAATTACGGAAGCCGAACAGTCTTGTAACTCGTCTATAATCAACACGATACGACGATTTTTCTTACCTTGAAGTCGTTTTTGGGCGTCATCTTTATACTCATCGCCAGCCGCCAAAAGCATGATGGAAGACGCATCACTCACACCTGTGAGAGGATCTATGATGGCTCCCTCTTCTTCGGATAGCTTGATGATATCCATAGACTCAATGAGTCGGCCTGATGCGATTCCGAGGTTTCGGGCTTCGCGATACATCTTGACTAGCGCAGCCCAGATACGCTGCTTGGCGTCGATCTTGCTCGTAGACACCACAATACACATCGTGTTGATCGGGTCGCAGAACCAATTGACTAGCGCAAACGCCGCCATGCCATAGGACTTTCCAGAATCTGTACCACCAGCTAGTCCTGTGACGCTTCGGACGAACCTATTACCAGAAGCCTCGTCCACCTCAAAGGTTTGAGCGCAGAAGGCTTGGGCGGCTAACTCTGCCCACTTATGCCATTGGAAGGTGGGCCAGATAGCTGAAACGATATTTCGGTAGTGGCGGGATTTTCCGAGCCCCCCTTCTTCTGGGGTTAGCCCCATAAGAAACGCATCCATTTCGATACGCAGGGGCGTAATCGCCTGCCCATCTTTGGATAGCCACAGCCTGCCGTATTTTTCTATCCCCTGATCTTCTGTTGCCATCTGAGAAATTTCTACTAAACTAATCGGGATGGCTGGACAGCGCAAGAACAAGATCGACTGGGACTTACCAGAAAACCGAATCAAAAAACAAAACGCCTTCCGACTTTATGTTGCTGGCAGGGGAACCAAGGAGATTATGACCGAGCTTGGTTTTACCTCTCCTCCTCAGTTGTCCAGATTTGTCCATAGCGAGAAGTGGGACAAACATGCCGAAATTTGGCGAGCCAATCCCGAACAGGAGAATCTCTATCCTTGGGAAGTCGAGAGGCCAAACAAGCTCGTTCCAGCCCCTCCGAAGATGGAGACAATGGAAAAGGAAAAGAGGATGCAATGCATACGGGCATTCTCGCTATTTTGCTCTGGGCGCAACGTTCCTGATATTGCTTCAGAGATCGGAGTTAGTGTTTCCACCATTACCCTGTGGAAAGAAACCCAACGCTGGGTGGCGTGTCGCGAAAGACTAGCCAACGACCAAAACCCCGCGCCTTGGGAGAATGACGATGTTCCGACTTTGCTATCTGATATCACGGCTTCGATTGAGACCATGAAGAAGTCTATCAAGTTTCTGACTGGTAAGGTGTTGGTCAAGGCTGCCGATGCCGCGCAAGAACTGGATGGGATGGAGGCTTTGGGAATGATGAGGAACATCAAACAGTTGGCCGAAGCTGCCTCTATCAACTTTAACGAAGGCAACAACCAGCAGAACGCCGTGCAGATCAATATCGCCACCAAGTTGGAGTCGGTGAAGATTCCTGAAAACAATACCTATGAGGCCGAATTGGTAGTCAGTGAGTAGCTTGAGATTTTGCTACAAGGACAAAAGCTATGTCCCTTCTTTGGGGTGGGTAGTCAAATGTCCTGTGACTGGGGAGACTGTCGAGGGTGGTGATTTTTGGGACATGGTCAAGAAGTGCGAGAAGGCCATTTCGATTCGGGGTTGGATGCCTCCTGTTGACCTCATCCACCAGATAGAGAATGCCCTTTGCGAGCGTTTGGCGGGCCATAGACAATGCGTTCCCTGCTCCAAGGTTAAGCAGACCTTGGGCTTTGGAGAAATAGTCCGCTGGGTCAAAGCCATGTACAACTTTGCCACCCAGTCAAAGTTTCAACTGGTTGATCAAGAGGAGGCCGAACGCCGAGCCAAGATCTGTGCCGCTTGCCCCCATCAGATATCCACCTCTGGATGCTGGGGGTGCAAGGGCATTGCAGGAATGCTTCCCGCTATCGCGGGAGCCCGAAAGACCAGCTATGACGCCCAGCTAAAGGCTTGCGGAGTCTGTGGGTGCTTCAATGCGGTTTCCGTCCACCTACCAACTGACGTTCAGCAGGACTCCCATCTCAGTTTTCCCGACCACTGTTGGAAAAAATCTCAAAGCGAGTAATGGCTTTGTTGAAGCTCATCGGAGCAATGCCCGTAGCTCCCTCGCGATTCTTGGCCACAATGAATTCGACTGTCGGGGTTTGAGAGTGGTTCTTGGCGTCCTCTTCATCGCAGTGAAGGATGATGACCATATCGCTATCCTGCTCAATAGCCCCAGATCCCTTGAGATCTGAAAGGCTGGGTCTGCCTCCGCGTTTTTCGGGGTCGCGATTCAACTGAGCTAGTACCAGAACTGGTACACGCAGAGTCTTGGCAAGCTCCTTGATTCCGCCGCTAATCTCTTCCACCTCGTTGACTCGGTTGTCCTTGCTCCGTTTGCTGTCTCCGCGAAGCAACTGGAGGTAGTCGATAATGATGAGATCCAAGGGTTCTTTCTGGTGGGCTCTTCTGGCTATAGCCTTGATGTAGCCGATAGATTTGCCAGAAGTGTCATCACACAAAATATGGCTGTCCCTTACTTCGGCGTAGGCATTGGCTAGGCTTTCTTTCTGATACTTTGTGATGGACTGAGCCAAGATGTCGGCAGCCCTCACGCGGGCGCGACTGCGAATCATCCTCTCCATGAGACTCACACTGGTCATCTCCAATGAAAAGATAAGCACCCTCTTCTGGGCGTCCAAGGCGACATGCTCGGCAATCTGCATGGCAGCACTGGTCTTTCCAACTGCTGGCCTTGCAGCCAAGACAATCATATCCCCACCCCTCATGCCAAACATCAAGAGATCATCCACTGGTACCAAGCCCGTTCGTACACCGATCTTTGGTTCCCCTTTCATCGTGGATTCGATGTTGTCCAAGGCTCTTTCAACCACGTTCTTGATCGATAGCTTCTCGCTATCATCGATCAAGTAGTCAGCCCGCATGACGCTGGTCTCAGACCAGTTCTTGAGTTCTTCCAGCTTTAGCTCGCGGTCTCTGGCTTTATGGGCCATGTCGCCAGCCAACATCTCAAGAGAGCGGCGGTAACGGGCTTCTTCAAGTTGGGGAAAATACCTTCTCCAGCTCTGGGAGTTCTGGCAGTAGGAAGCAATCTCTGCCAGCGTTTTATCCCCACCAGCATCCTCCAAGGTTCCATTGCCGTCCAGATCGCTCTTGATGGAGATGTAGTCGGCGTGGATGGATTTACCTACTACCCGAAGGAATGACTGGAAGATTAGCTTGTGCTCGTAGAGATGGAAGTGATCCTCTCTGAGGGTAGATAGCATCTCCCTCTGTTCATCAAGTTGTGCGTGGAGGAAACAGGAAAGAACGGCGCTTTCCGACGATTGGTCGAAGATGGATTCGTTGTTCACGAATGGTTAGACAGCGCCCCCCGCTTTTCGTTCAGCCTTTCTTGCCAAAATCGCCTTCATGGCTTCGCTGCGCCTCTGCCTCTCTTCGGGAGAGAGTTTGCGCTTCTTCTTTGCAACCTTCTGTCGCTTTTTGACAGTTGTCTTCAATTCCCGAACGGGTATATGGACAATCTCAACTTTATCTTCTACAGAGATGGGCGGAATATCGCATTCCTGATCGGGTATACCATCAACCATCATCACATACTTTGGAAGGTTGGGGACAACCTGTCCCCCTCCTTCCAATCCCATGGATTTCGATGGGATATCTAATCCCGTGGAATCTGACGGCATTGGGAAGCCCGCAATGGCCATACGATGGAGCGACCCATCTTTGCACCCGTGGACAACCAAGGCTTCACTGGCAACCGTTCTATCGGGACAGGTGACTCCTTGGATGGCTTGAGCTTCGGGGTCTTCGGCAAAGAAGACGATCTTCCCGTCCTTCCACTGGTAGTTAACACTTTTCCAGTAGGATTTTATCAACTCCGTATTTCGCCCATGGCGCAAGAACACCCACCTGCATCTTACATCCCAAGGCTCTGGAACCATCCCAGAGGTGCGGTAGGCGACATTGTAGTTGTATAGACTGGCCGCAAGCCCGCAATAATCCAAGAACTTGGAAGGATAGATGGCGCTACCCACAATCAGCCTGTAAACATTTTTCCCGTTGGAGGCCATACCACCACCGACAAGTGACCCCATGATTTTATTCGGCTCCGAATTAAATTCCTTTTCCAGCTTGTCCACCCACCCGCTACTCATTGGAATACAGTCTGGCTCCCAGAAATACCAAGGCTCTTGGTAGCGGTAGCAATGGGTTGAAGCATCGCAGAACATCTGGTTGGGGCCAAGGGGCCAGCCGTTGAATCCGTCTTGGGCGATGATACGACCCACCTCTGGAAAACTTTTCTTCAGTTCTTCGGTGATCTCATGGGTCAGAGCAGTTTCTTCGGGCGCACACACAATGGCTTTGTGGCGCATATTGACCCCCATAACCGTGATGGCTTGAGCCG